CTCTCCTTGGCACGAGAAGGGGGCGGGGGTCAATTTTAAATTGGGTCGAGGGTTTATTACACCACCCCTTATTCTAAAATCGTGCTATGGGCTTATTAGAGGGGTTTAACGACGTCCTCTTTTTTGCGGGCTATTAAATCTGCCCACATTGCCACGGAAAGTCGTAGCTCGGTGTTCTGTTTCGTTCTATTTTGACCAGTGCCATAGATTTCTTGTTCCAATGTTCTTTTGGTATTATCGCAGCTCCTACACGTTGCTACCACGTTTGAAATTTCAGTCCTAAGTTCTGGCGCAATTTCAACGGGTGTAACGTGGTCGCCTATGCGTGCGTCTGGTGTGGTCACACCCAACGCTAGACAGTACTGACATAGATAGTTGTCACGTTCCAATGCAATCTTGCGAATAGAAGACCAAGTCTTTGAACGATAGAACGCATACCGTTCCTTGCTCTCATCATCTCTGTTCCTTACTCGCTTGTTGTATCTTGTGCGTGAGTATCTCTGTCTCTCTTCAGTGTATGCTGCTTCCATACTGTGATGTGTACTACAGTAATGTAATGGTCTCTCTGTTAGAGCATGGCATCCCTCTGCCTTACATCGTCTGACCATTGGCATCGGCATACCTCCTCTCAGATAAACTAAAAGAAGAACACTCTGTGTCCTTCTGATTCGATAATACTATGTTACCACGTTGTTAGTATGATGGCGTATGAATTGGTATATACCACTACAGATTAGTCCAAATACTTCTCAGCTTGTCTTAACTTAACATAGTAGGTAGCCTTACTAAAGCCCATACGGTCACATATCTGCCAGATATCCAGCTGGTCTATATATACCATTTGTAGTAGGGATCTAGCATCTATGTCCCCCACGTTTGCTACCTGTCTGCGAAACTCTCGACGTTGTTTGATAGCTTCCGCAACGAATTGTTTCAGCTCTTCTTTTTCCGTTATCAATTCGGTGTACAGGTCATCTTTAGCTTTTCTCTTCCCACCTTGTACCATGTCAGTCTGCATAGCACCAGCAGTTACTTTCAGCGCTTGTGATTCCAGTCGTTTAATCTGTTCTGTCTGACTGTCAATGTATCTATCAAGCGCCTTGATTTTTTGCAGCCGTTCCACTGTTCTCATAAATCCGTTTTCCTTTATGGTATAATAATATTATCAGCGTTTGAACAGTCCTAGGCATTAGTCTGGGTCTTTTTTTATACAAGAATAAAGAAGGATTAGGGTACCACCTCCCATGCGTTAGATTTAGCCATGCCACCAGTAATGCAAGACTAGGGTGAAAAGAAATCAAAAAGGATTCCTCGATTCTAATTATTTATTTACTGGATTTTGTGAGCAAGGTCTGTCAGCTTGCCTGTGTCGAAAAAGTGTTAAAAAGTGTCTTAGCCACTAAATAAATTAGTGTTTTGACAGACTAACAGCCAGTGACGGAATCGAACCGTCTATACCATTCTGGCTACAAACCCATTGCCAATGCCGTATATAGAGCACGTTTAACACTGGGTTTCTTACGACCTATCTTGCCCTTAGTTCTATATTTAAGAATGATGCGGTCAATTTCATTGTCTAATCTCTCGCTCCATTCATAGTTATTAAATACATAATCAATAATTTCGCTGAAAAGCTCTCTTGAAAGTAGCCCTTCCATTTGAATGACCTTGAGCGGTGTTAGAACGATACATTCGACATAGCAGCGATTGATTGAGTCCTTGATTCTGTTAGCTTCTTTTCTATCGCAGCCTTTAACGTCCATGATGTATTTAGCTAGGCTATTCTTATAATTCGCCCGAAGTTCTTCTACTTCCACACGAAACTGCTTGAAAAGTTCCACTGGCAATCCCGCATTACTTGTATCTACGGTTGGTCGAGTAACTGTCCCTCTTGTGTAGTTTTCAGACAGATATGCTTTTAGGTCGCTATAAAGCTCGTCTGAAATAATGCCTTCTAGTCTGTCGACAGTTTGGGGCGATATCCTCGCACGTTCCACTACTGCGCTATTAAATGCTTGGTAAATGATACGAGCTTGTAACTCATCGCACTGTTTCACATCTTGGAAAAACTGCTTATAAGAGCCTTTTTTGTGTGCTTTTCTAAGTGCTTCATGCTCACTGACTAACCGCTGATATAATTCCTTGGTCAACCCAGAATATTGGTATGTTTTACTCGTGAGCCACACCCCTCAATCACTTTGCGATCAGCGATATATCCCTCTAATGTTATTCCCACAGCTTCGAATGGGGCGTATTCGCACACAGTTCTCTTAACCACCATTGTAGTAAGTGCTCTTGTGTTTCTTGGACCTCTACCGCAAATAATAGCTACGTCTCTCCTAAAGCGTTTTCGCTCGAAAGCCATATCATAAAGTTTAGATACATTTCTCATTACTGATTTTTTCAATTGTCGTTTGTTCATTTACCCTCCCTCTAAGCCTCTGCTACCGGAAAGTGGATTTCCCCGATAACAAGAGAGGCCACGCTATAATAATAGCCACCATTCCCGTCATTAGCCTCACATTCAGCTAGGGCTATTGGGTTCTGGTTATGATAAATGGTAACCGTGTTCGTACTGGTAGTTTCTCCCCAATCGCTTTCCTCTTTTACTTGTTCTCCAATTTTAATATCGGTGATAATAGCGTCAAGTGATACATCTTTGAACTCCCCACTCGCATAGGCGCAACAATCACTTTCTGACATTTCAATAGTGACCCTTGTGCCATCTTCAAGCAACAGAAAGTCTTTATCCCATTTCACGATGCGCTTGTGGAGCAACATCTCTTTAAGTTCTTCTAACGAGCCATACCTTGCATTTTTCCAATCGGGCTCGCAGTAGCTTGGTAGTTTAATAGTTTCTGTCATCTTAACTCTCTCTCCTTCAAATAGCTAGGGATATCATCCCCAACATTAACACTGTCGTATTGCTCCTTGCTTACTAGAAATTTACCATACGCCCCACAATCAATAGTGTAGAGATCATTAATCTTCTCTTTTCCAGTCACCTTGCCGTGCATCTCTGCGCCCACGTTATCTACTTTATGGATAGTCAATGTCTCTACCCTACGTGGGACTGTCAGAACATAGTAGACAGACAGCATGTTGATAGCTAGTGATACTAGTAGTATGATTGTAGCTATCGTTAAATCTTTATGTTTCACTCATAAACCCCTTATATACCTTTTTTAAAATCTCGCAAACCAAACTCAGAGGAATGTTTGACCTCTCATTATAGGATTTCGTCCAATCTTGAAATTTGATGTCATTTGACTTCTTTTCATTTTTAAGATTCAGTTCAATATTTCCAGAAAATCGAGTTGGTTTAGAAATCGGATAGTCGTCATAATTGTTGTATCTTGTATGATTTTCAAACGGGATTTCGAACCCCAGCACTCTCTCGATGTATTGCCAAATTCTGCCATGAGCTGGGTTCTCTATGATCCAATATTTGGGCTTGTATCGTTTGATGATTTCGACTGTATTGAACACACACAATTCACCATTGATTCGTTTCATAAGTTGTTTATTTGGGTAGTATTGATATCTGTCATAATCCTTATGATCACGAACGGTAAATATCGACAAGGGTTCTTGTGGTTGAAATAAAGAGTCACCTTGCTCTTGTTTCCAACAAGCATTTCCTCTATCCATGGCGCTAGCGTTAGACCAACTTTCACACGGTGGGCTAGCGATAATCAGATCAGGTTTAGGCAATTTGTCCAATGTGTCAAATAGTGTGTTATTTCCAAACAAACGGCTATAATCAGCTAAATTCAGATTGATAAAATGATGATTTTTATTTTCGATATCAATACCTATTGGATAGATTTCAATATCTTTGCCCAGTTTCTTTACACCTTTTGTGTATGATCCGTTTCCACTGTCAAACAATGCCCAGACAATCATCCTAGAGGTCTTCCTCCTTGACGAATGTCCCATTTACTATCTTCCCCTTTCTATTCTTAATTTCCTCGTACGCAATACCCAAACACTCAGTCACATCGAGGTCTAGTTGATGTGCCAGTACGATAATCGTGACAAGCGTGTCTCCGATAGCATCCTTCAACGCAGCTTGTGGCTCAGTAAATTTCGTCGGTTTCAAGAGTACATCTCGAATCTCACCGACTTCCTCAGTCACTCGCATCCACTGTATCTTTGGATCTGCTTGTTTTAAGTTGCGTTCGTCTGCCCAGTTATTGATTTTAGTGATTAAATCTGAGAATGTGTTATCAGTATCGTAACCAAGTAAGTAAGGGATTGACACGTTGAAGTAGTCAGCTAACTTCTTAGCGTTACTTCCTTTGATTTCATGGGTGCCATGTTCCCAATTAAGAATGGTCAATTTTGTAACCTTAATTTTTTCGGCTAACTCCACTCTTGTCATTCCCCTCGATTTCCGTAACAGTTTAAGATTATTCATCCGTTACCTCCTTCACTTCCACGCCTTCGCAGTTAAACACCCAGCCGAAGCCAGCTTCTTCTAGCTCTTTGCGGGTAAACGATTGCGTTTTAATCTTCTTATCCACCCAATCTTCACCAAAATACCAATAATCGCCATTTTTTAATACACAATATTTATAGTCAATCCCCTTGATTCTAACCTCGTATTTAGGCTCTTTCTCGACCTCGTAGCCGAACTGGTGCATGTTTGCGAGGGTAGTGATGGCTTTGTTCCTGCCAGTATGGTACATCCAGTATTTGAACTCGTCCCATTTCGTATCAGCCCAGCTTGTAAGATATGCCCAAATATCATCATTTAAGTCATTCTTATGTTCCTCATACCAATCCGCCACGCATTGCGATACTACTGGTTTCGGGAAGAATGAATCATATAAATCCTCTGCGTGGGCTATTGATAGGCGCCCTGCTGTTGCTAGTTTCTGTACTGCTTCATTTCTAGTCATTCTACTCACTCCCTTAATCGACATTTTTAAGT